TGCCTTTGATAAAAAACCAAAGATACCCATTGATGTAATGAATATTAAAACTATAATAGAAGTAAAAAGATATGCCTTCAACAATCTTGGTACATCACTTCGCCAATTCTGATACAACCAACTGGCGGCAACTAACTTACCTATTTCTAATGCTGTACCCATAGCAATAATCGGTACGGCAGCACCAGCAAATAATGTAGCAAGTCCTACAATAGAATAACCTGCCGCTATAACAGATATACTAATTGCTGATATAAAAGTTAATAGTGTTAGAAACATAGTAGTATTATTTAGTTAAATCTTTTGGTTTACTTTCAGGTATGATTGTATTCGTTTTTGAATCTGATTTAACTTCTATAGGTATTTCACCTACCTTTTCTTCTCTATCTCTTATTTTATCTACAATAAAATTTACACGTTCAGCATAATCTTTTGTAGTAGAATATAGTTTTAAAGTTTTAATTAATACTTTTGAATCTAATTGTTGACCTAAAACCAACATTGTAGTTCTCTTATCTCTAAATTCTTCATAAGCAGGATGTGAATTTAAAAGATTTACAAAGTATTGTACACTTTGACACTTTGTTGTAAACACTCTTACACCCCAACCTGGCCATTTTTTAGTACCTTCTATTAACATATGTGGTATATTTTTATCGTAAGTTCTAATACCAAATAAATTATTACCTTCAATTGCAAATCTACTAGTTCCCCAACCTGACTCTAACGCCGCTTGTGCAACAATCATTTCCATTGGTACTCTTTCAAACCTAGGTGTTTCAAAGTTTACCCAATCAACACACTTTCTAACTGCCTCTACAAATTGTACATCATTATTATAATTAAATGCTGGTTCTTGTAGACCTAAATTGTTTGCCCAATTAGTATAATATGATTCTATATCTCTTTTAATTAAGTGTTTTGTCAACGGATTAGGTAAAAAAGTACCTACTAAAAATATAATTAAATATGATAGAATAATAGATAAAATTATTTTATAATTAAATTTAAATCTTTTTAGCATAATACTCATAACCTCCCCACTCAACACCATCCTCATCTGTAAATGACGGTATCTTTACTTGAAAAAATGTTAACTCACTTTTTAACTTTTCTACTTTAGCAAATATAGTTTCTGCCTGTTTCAAAGTATAATTGTCGTAAATATCTTTTGCCCAATTACCAAGATAATACATTTTTTGACTACCTGGTAAGTTTGATGGTTTTGTTAATTCAGTTAATTGTATGATTGCCTCACCTACACGTGATTTAATGTAGGGATCTAGTTCTTTCACTTTTCTTCGCATAATATATATCTTTCATTTTATAAATCCAAACCAATTGAATTTAGTTTTGGCCTAAAACTGTAAAACAGTTTGTTATGATTTCCTGTATCACCTTTATTAGCCATTTGATAAAGGTGTACCATTTCGTGTCCTAATGTGTCCACAAATTCTTTTTTGTTATGATAATAAGGCAACATTTCTAAATGATATGCTCTTGTGCCTTTTCTTTTCCACTCCCAAGCAATGACTTGACCATAGCAATATTTTTTAGTTCTATCTCTATAAATTTTTTTAATTAGAATTTCATTAAATGGTGATAATTTATTATTAAAAACTGCTTTATTAATAATTTTAAAATAATGTTTAATATCTTTATATGTCGTTTTATATTTTTTACGACTTGACAATTCACGCTTCAAAATCTTTTTTACTCTCATAGTTTTATCTACGACCTTTCTTGGCATTATTGTCCTCTTTCCTTACTAGTTTTAAAAAAAATCTTTTTATATAATCTAAAACTCCTATGAATAATCCTGCTAGGATAATTATTTTTAACTCCATAGGTATGGATATAAAAAATTCAATCACTATTCACAATCCTTATCTTTAATTTTAGAATCTTTTAACAACAAACACTTGTGTGTTTTATCTAATTCTAATCTTAATTGTGTCATCATATTATCCATAATATAAGGTAAGTATTGTTGTAATACACCTGTCATCTGTATAGCAAATTGATGACCCATTTTTTGTAGTTCACTTTCTAATAATTTAGCGTGATCTACGTTAGTACCGTTTACAGTAGATTGTATCACGTGACCTATAACTGCGGTGTTATAATCACTAATTTTCTTCTCATCTGCATTTGCTAATGAGGAAAATACCCATAGCATACCTGCAAATAATATATTAACTAATATCAACTTCTTAAACATAATGTAGTCCTTTCACTTTGTTAATCATAATATATTTATATTAACACACTTTGACTAGGTAGTCAAGCGAAAAAAGTCGTTGATTTTATTGAGGTTTTGAGGGTACGAAGTGTCGCACCCTCGGAAAAGACGTGTTTTATTGAGTGATTCTTATGAAATCATCATTCCAATTAAAGGTTTCTTTAACCATAGAAGCGGTAAGACCTTTATATACATTATTTAAGTTCTTATTTTTGATTGCTATTAGGACTTCAGCGTCTTTCTGTTGTAATCCTTCAAGCATTTGAACAAACATAGTTTCTTTTTTTAGTCTGTTAATAGTATTATCACCACCTTTTACAAAGTGATATAGTTTTCTTGCTTCTGACAATAAATTAGTATGTTCCGTACCAGCAGGTGCCTCGTTTGCAATATAAGGTGGGTTGCCTTCTGGTAAATCCCATTCTATTTTAGGATCAAAAGCTGCCTTTAACAATTGTCTAATTGCTGGATTATCGTATTTCTTTAATACTTCAATCTTTTTAGGTTTGTCTTTTGCGTTATTGATTTGTGTAAAAATCTCGTGTACTAATGGGGCACCTGAACCCTCATTGCCGAGACCTGATTTTAGGTTTCTTGTTGCTATAGCCATAATTTCTCCATTTTAAAAGTCATTAATCTTATCTATCAAAGACTTCAATTTTTTATCTATAAAATAAGGTAACAGTAGCGATCTGTCTTTTACTTTATAGTTCTTATATGTATTTATAATGTTTGTTTCTATCGTTAATGGTATTTGTGATAAGTCTATTAGTTTCTTATTTCTATTATAATACTTCTTTGTTTCTGCACCCAATGGTATGTTTTCTATATCTATCCATTCTTCTAATTGTTTTGCTCTGATAGGTTTTTGTCTTTCATTTCTTACAAAGATTTCATCATCACTTAATATATTAGGTACACCGTCTGATCTATCACCTTTGATAATTTGTTCTCTTAAAAACTTAACAGGATCCTCGTTTTCACCTATATAACCTTTTAATAAAGGCGACCATTGATATACATTACCATAGTGTTGAAGTTGTACAAAGTCTTTATCACCTGAAACAATTAAATACTTGTCTTCAGTTTGTTGTTTAACTAATGTAGCAATAATATCGTCTGCCTCGGAGTTCTCTACATACATTACCACATAAGGAAAGTTCTCTTTTAATTCATTCTTAATTTCTGTAATAACATTAAAGATGTTATCCCAATCAAAAGGACCATCTTGTCTTGCCATCTTTCTACTATGTTTATAATGAGGAAAGAAATCTCTACGCCAAGGATCACCTGCGTCTGAACACAATACCATTGTACCATATTCTTCTTTAAACTTTACATTGAAACCTCTTAATGAGTTTAATACCATATGCCTAATCATTTCTTTGTTAGGTTTTACATCACCTTTGCCTCTAACTTGTGCCATAAGGTTTGATATTAAAACTTGATTAAGGTCTACAAGTATCATAGATATTTCTTTTTATACCATTTGTAAAAATCTTTATCTTCAAAATATTCTGCTATGTGATTTGCTGGTACTTGATCACTTCTAATACAATCTGCTAAAGATTGATAATCTTCTTTTTTGATTTTACTTACCATATTTACTCCAAGATTTGTCTAGTACATAATACCAAACACCATTGATCATAGGTTCTATAATTGCGTCAACACCTGCAAGTTTCCATTCTGCACCTGTAATTAATCTATTACAAGTCATAGCAATTACTATATGACCTAAAGTGTAAATGAAGGCACGACCAATACTTGTGCCTATCAAACTTCTTAATGTGTTATAAATTCCGTTTTTAAATTCTGTCATAGTGTGGTGGGGGCGCCGAAGCGCCCCTATTAATTATGCACCGTAAGCAGTATTACCGAATAATGCTTTTTGTCCAGCAGCGATAACTGCTTTTGAAGGCGTACCGACTCTGTAAGAAACACCTTTTGATGATCTGTTTGTGTAAATCATCACACCTTGATTTCTCAATTTACCAATCATTGAAGTTGGTGATCTTAAATCAAATTTGTTTCTTAATGTTTTCCAAGTGATTTCTGCACCTGAATTTAAAAGGTTTAATACCTTTTGTGTTTTAGATATTTTAGCTCTTGCCATTTTATCTTCTCCTTTATTATTAAATAAAAATTTAAACATTTGTTTAAACTCCTTTCACGTTAACTATTTTACAACCTGTGAAGGCGATTGCATTTGCAATTCTTTTAGTCATCTAAATCTCCGTCTGGTTCAAAGAAACCTGCGGTATCATTTAGATCCTTTAATTCTTTTTTAATTTCTGTACTAATCGGTTGTGGCGATTTAGTTGGTACATCTATGACTTTTGAATAATCAATCTTTGCTGATAGGTTACCATTTCTACTTGTTTTTAAATTAATCATTTTGTCTGATAACTTTTGAGCAGGATGTTGTAATCCAAAATCTCTATAAATCATACCTCTCATAATATCAACTAACAATGCTAAGTCTTTTGTAAACTGTGGTTGTTGTGTTTTCATTGCTAAATCTACAAATCTTTTTAATAAGTCCATACTAATATCGTCAACTGCCGTTTCTACAAATTGTTTTGTTTGTTGTTTTTGTATTTCTTTGGCAACCTTTTCACCCATTTTACGTCTTTGTTCATCAAGTTCTTTACTACGTTGATTAACAATTCTTTCAGTAGGAAAATGTATTATCTTATCATCACTCACTAATAATCTCACCTTTAAAATTTACCTTTCCTTGTTCTACAAAGTATTCAA